GGCTGATCAATAGGTCCATTTACGCAGACGCGAGGACCATAGACAGTTCCATAAGGATCTGGCTGGTCTCTCTTCATCTGAAAGAAGTCGTTTCCACACTTCTCGATAAATATCACGCTATCATCGTCAATCTTCGGTAATACGGTCGGACGATCCGCATTAAAAAGGCCGAACTTGTAACCGTCCGGCTTCAAATATGCGGTAAGCTGAATTGATCCATATGAGTACCAGTTCATGCCAGTCTTCATTTCCATGTAAATATCCTCCGTATAAACGTTAGGACAATGCCTGAACGAAACTCCATCGGTAGATCTTACCGTGGAGAATGAATCGCAAATATAACAGACTGACTCTGGTCTCAGTTCGTTATTCATACGATAGACGCCCATGGAAGAGTCGTAGTACTTTCCATACTGTAATCCCTCTGCAACCTCGTAATGGATGTGATTACCCGTAGCTTTTCCATGAGTGCCTTCCTCGTACAATGCCTCACCGGACTTGTAAATTTTTCCGATAATAGGCTTTGAAACATAATAAAAATCCGCGTGAGTCATTGCGACTGTAACCACGCGGTTTACATTATCTGCACAGTGGACTTTTACTGGACTGCCGTTGCGATCCGTAGCGGTGAAGAAATATGTATTACTTCCCCACGGACCAGAGATACATTTCCAGTAATTGCCTAGTGCAAATGCGAAGTCAATTCCTGAATCGCTGCCTGCCAAATCCAGGCAGTAATTCGGATGAGAATATGACCCGCCTGAATGCTGGGTGACGTTAATCACCTTCATTGGTAGACATAGATTGAGCATTTTAGTTTCTTCTTTTTATGTTAGCGTTATTTAATTCCGGAAATCTTTACAGGGATACAGTAACCTGTATTGTGACCGCTGGTCGCATTCATTCTGTATGCTGTAGTGAAATATACGCCACTTTTCAATGCGGTAATATAGCCGATCCGTGAATAGTTGTACTTTTCACCCTGCATGCTGATACTGAACGCCATCTTGTTTTCTCCACTAACGAAATAATCAAGATCTTCGGCTATGTTTACGTCAAAGGAAACTACGTGGTCGCTTGTGCTTGTTGTTCTTATGGCATAGATTCTCAACTTGTCATAGTTTTCCAAACTGTCAGACAGGGTTACGGTTTTTGCGGCAAACGCAGATGTCGGACTTGAGTTTTCCCACAGAACCGTTTCTGTTTCTGAACCGCCCCCGCCCTTAGGATGCGGTAACTGATTGATTACTGCCATTTTGAATTACCCCCATACCACAATAGTAACAATCAAACTGCTCGTTGGAACTGTTCCAAGGGCTTGAAGTGTTATGTATCCAGCAGACTGACTTGTAACTCTTATGTCAGCATTTCTAAGCATGCCATAATTAGCATCTGACATAGAAGGAGGATACGTTATAGCTACAGTGTTATCCGCTGTGATTGCAGAATTAGCGATCGTGTAAGATCCAGATTGGCTCCACGATGAAGGAGAAAGGGTGACGTTGAAAGAGCTAGACGGCGAACCGCTACTCTCATACAATGTAACAACTCCAGAAGTGCTTACTGTGAAGTATCTATAGGTAGCCGCTGCGACAATCAACGAATTGACAAAATACGGCACATCAGAAACAACCCTGGTTAAATAATAATACCGATTGTTGTACACAATAACTGGAAGCGCTGTTCCGGAGTTTATTGCGTTCATGATTGCCGAATATGTCGAATCCATTGAGTAATTATCGCCACTGCCAGTAACGTTCACAAGAAGAACTTTTCGAGATCTAGCAGTAGAGTCTTTAATAGTATACGTTACGCCATCTGACGTGGTTACTGATGAAATATCACTCATTAGTTGGTACCTCCTCATTTACAAGCATCGCTGTGTAGCACTCGCCAACCCTGGCGCTATAACTACTGCTTCCAGAATACGTAGAATCCATATCTAACGATATATTCCAACTGTCCTGAGTTTTATTAATAACGAAATTACTATATCCTCTAGAAGGTTTTGTAGAGCATATTGGAATCATCCTGTCTTTTCTTAGGTATGATAACCATTCCGGCCAATATACGCATATAATCGGAATTGTAGACATGCTTACCTTTTCATTGGAATAAAACCCAGCAATAAGAACCGAATCGCTAAGGTCTGAATTGAAATCATATATTGTTGACTTGTCACTAATATCAGGTTTGACATAGATTTTCCAATCTCCTGGTTGAACTTGTTTAGTCCACAAAGCGTAATGTGTTCCCTGATGCGCGCCAACCAAGGACGGCAATATTTTATTTTCAATGCAATACGGAATATTTGATAATGAATCTGAACCTCGTATATTACCGTATTCAGCACCCATAAATAAGCCTTGGTATACAAAATATCTGTATTCAAAACCATTTAAAGAATACGAACTTAATATATTATTAAAATTTATTCGAATTAAGGCTTCCTTATCTGACAAATCACGTAAAGGATAGTAATATGTTAGAATAACACCATCGTTTTTAAAGGTTCTTCCAACTCTATTTGACGCGGAGCAAGAAGTGATTATTGCATAGTTTTCATTCGGATCAGAAGTCATACCTATAAGATCAAAAGGATGACTGGCACTAGGATCAGTTAAATGATTTGGACCTTTTCCTATAATGACTGTATAGCATTGTGTATTAGTACTTGCACCTTTTTTTACTATCAACTTAGGTCTTATTTCATATATACCATCAACTAAATCTTCATTACTAAAAGATCCATAATCAATTAAGTTTGATGCCGCTCTCGGAATAAATGTAGTAACTGCCATCACATGTTACCCTTAAATACAATGCCTATTTCAATATCGGACGTTGGAGTTACGCCATATGCTGCCAATTTTAATTCGCCGTTACTAATAGAAAACGGCATAATATTTGCCGCCTGCAACGTTCTCAAATACCAGTAATCGTAACCGATTGTCCTCGGAATAATATCAATGTGCGAATTCTCTGCAAAATTAGGATCACTTAAAGTAATAATTGGTAATTCATAACCCCCAGAAGTAGCACCCGCCCAATCAGAGGCTTTAAGCAAAAAAGATTTTACAGTCCCAATTTCAGGCATAAAAGTCTGATTAATTGTTTTATCTGAAACTTTTATAGTGGCGATAGTTGCATAAGCAACTCCTGTATTTTCCTCGTTAAAAGATTCCGTTTCATCTGTCGGAACAGAATCAGTAACAAAAATCGTACACAGATCCTCCGGAGAAGGCTCGATATCATTTAAATGAACTCTAGCATAAACAAACCAAGAACTTGCCGTGGCGGACAAGGACGATGTGTCAAGAGTTCCTTTATTCACTTTAATGAGTCTTCCTCTAACAAATACATATCCTTTTTCAATATTAAGGATTGATGTTTTTTCTCCAGATTCGTTCTCTTCAAAAGTCACTTCGCATCCGTTAAGAATCCCAGACCTAATAACCGAAATCCGTTCCATCATCATGGCGAAATCCTGCGGCGTAAGCTCCTGCCCAGGATAAACCAAAAGCTCACCATTTACTGCCATAAAATATCTCCTTTACTTTTTAGCCGTATAACTATTTCTTGTAATTACTTTCGCGTCAATATATTCCTGATTCGTTTTGAGTTTGTTCTTTTTGGATAAATCAACGCGAATCCGGCCAAACATTAATATAGTAACGTCTGTGTATCGAATCCCTGTCAGGATTGAATCATAAAACTGTCCATTATAGAATATCTGAGCTTCCTGCCCGATTTCCATTGGATGCGACAGTCCATTATTGTCTTTCCAATTTAGTACGGTACTATTGGATCCGATTACCTCAAGTTCTATATAGTTTTTCCACTTCAAATCTCCAAATCGATTATCTGCCTGTTCCTTATGTTTTGTGGCATTTTTCCATTCAGTACTTGTTGCCGTAACCGAAAGTACTTCCATTTTGACTGGAAGCACTCTTTCTTTTCCGGAAACAGTTTGAGAAGTCCCATACGATCCATCGGTAAACAAATAATAATTTACTTTTGATGTATAGCCATTAGCATTCCAGATCTCAAGTTTATTTATAGAACTCTCTAGCTGATCAACTGTAAAATTTGCAACATTAACTCCGTTCATATTGGCGTCTATAATCTGTTTTGCAGGTGACGCTCCAATCGATGCGGTGATTGTCTTTGTATTTGGATTTACACTAATGCTGACTGCAACCCTGTATTTAGTTAATGCTTGGCAAAGGATAGCTGAATAAAGATTACAAATGCAATATGATCCGTCTTCTTTGTCTGGCTGAATATCTAAGGTCCAGCCAGTCGTGGAAGATGTACTTATTGGAGTGATGGGAAGGGACTGTTCTTCGTCACCAGTATCTTTTCCGAAATACGAATTTATTAATCCACCTATCGTTGTCTCCAAATCCGTTTTGCCTTTTGGCCCTTGCGATTTTGTGTAAAATCTAACAGCCTGATCAAATATCGAAGCAAAAGGCTTGAAGGAAATTGTTGTCTCTCCAAGCCCCTGCTGTACACTTTCTATTATCCCAACAAAACCATTAAGGTCGTTAATGTAAAGAATACCATTTGATGGAATATCATTTGTTTGACTAATTACTATTTCACTGGAATCCGGACTAAGATAGTCCATGTCTATATCTGGAGTATCGATGGTGTCATGAAAGACGTAATTCATTTTACGATCGAAAAAATCAACATTATACTGTGTCATAATACAAATACGCCTCTAATCGTGCATTATAGTATGCATCGTCATTGGAATCCAATATTCGGATAATATTATTTCCCGGCATAATACTAATAAATCGTTTTGTTGTGAAGTCTGTTTTTTGATAAACATCCTCCGCTACATCTCCAGAAAATTTTGTAATAGTATACGGAGGTTCGGTATTATCTATAACTAATTCCTCTCCTTCGCCAAGTGAAAAATCTTCATTAAACGATCCTGTTTCAACAAGTTCTCCATTGACATAATGCTCCCATTTGGGATTAGTAATCGGACCATAAATCGTAAATCTTGCCGGACTATTTGATGGAGCATCTGAATAAATTCCAGATTTAAATAGCGGATCGGATTTAAACTGAACACCCCACTTAATCCCCCAAATTAATGGAGGGATTGGATTCGGATCATCATCGTTATTAAGATCAACATATTTATACCATGGCGAAAGACCATGAAATTCAATGCCGACATCCAAATATCCTTGCTCTTCAATCTCTGTTTTTTCAATTTTCGAAATAGCAACAGGCATTCTATATGTCGTTGACGATGTAAATCCATAAGGAGCGCCTTCTATATCTGGAGTGTACTCCAAAATAAGAGGTTCGTACTGACAGAAATTAATAAAGGAAGAATAGCTTTCGTAAGGGAATTCCCCCGCAAAAGCTATCTTCCCAGAAATCGTTGGCTGCTCTAGAACAGAATCTATAAGAATATATCTTTTTCCAATTCTATGATAGGTATTTGTTTTCTGATACCCTAACCCAGTCGGTTCGTGAAATAAAGCGTTAGTGCTTGTAATATCATACGTTTCATTTTGGCCGTTTACCAATACAAATAATCTAGGTATCATGCCTGACCAAGCCTCCTGTTTACATAACCAGTAATAATCTTCCCATCAAGAACAACATCACTTCCATTTTGAATTGATTTGAAAATATTGCTCGCTATTTCTACTAATGAATCCATCTGAGTTCTCTGAGAGTCAATATTAATAGATGCTTCTGCAAATTCTTTAATGCTAGAACTGCTAAGCATATCTTCAACGCTGTTTGTTCCGGATTTAACATTCGTCAGATCAAGAACAGGTCTTATAACAGATCTTCCAGCCAAATTGTCGTTGAAATCATAGATAGAAAGAAGCGCAGAACTCATAGTTCCGACAACATTTGAGCTCATTGTAGCGGCAGAATCTTCAAGAGCATAAGAGAAATCCTTAAGACCGTTAACGGCACCAAGAACAAGCCATTTGCCAGTCTTATAAGTTTCCTTGGAAGGAGAGCTGATCTTTCCTTCTTTATTTGCCGCGTCAATACCTGCACGAACTAACTTTTTAGACTGTTCGATAACAGCGTTCAAAGATTCGCTACTAGTTAATCCGGTTGCAATTCCTTTTCCAAGATTAGATCCCGTTGTCTCGTATTCTCCAACTAATTCGCCAGCACCATCTGAACCAGCCTGCGCTAATTCTGAGCCAGCAGGTTTTGCGCTTTCCTTCTGATCAATAACACTTTTGGAGAACATATCTGTTAATGAAACACCAGCACCAGTAATAGCCTCAATACTTTCTGGACTATCTGTGATTCCAGAAGAAATACTGCTAGTAATATCCCCTCCAATTCCAGTTAGAGACTCCATGTTGGCCCCGTCAGTTAATCCAGACATGACCTTATCCATCATTGAAGATCCAGCAGCAGTAAGCTGTTCATTACTAGAACTATTTTCGATAGAGCCTGCAACTTGTGCTGGAATATCCGGAACACTTTCTGCAACGGTTGTCGACGAAACCTTAGAATCTAGATCAGCCTGCATATCGTCAATTATCTTTTTGACTTCATCTCCAACAACAGGAATTCCTTTTACAAGATTATATAAACCTGTCATGATAAAGATTCCTATGGAGTCAAGCAATAATCCAAGAGCATCAAATATCTTTTGTGAATTCTGAGATAATCCGAGAGCCATGCCTTCTATAAAGCTTGTCAAAAGATTAAAGCCTGCCACAATAATTGCTGGAAGCATCTGCGCCAATCCGTTAATGAAATTAACAATAACCAAACCAGCGGTAACGACAATCTGCCCAATGTTATTTGCAATTCCGCCAAGAAAAGCCATAAGTAACGCAAATCCGCCTTCAATTAATGCCGAAGTAGAGTTTGCAAGACCTCCTAAGAATCCGGATATAAGTGCTGCCACAAGATTTGCCATAACATCTGTAATAAGAGGAATTGCATCAACAATACCTCTTAGTATTACAAGTAATGCGGTTGTAAATCCAGTTGCCAATACAACCATTCCGGTCGACATTTCAGCAGCATGCTTTCCAATAACATCCGCTAATACAGAGAAAGCCCCTGCAAATGCTACTATTCCAAGACTAGCTATTAAAAGGCCTCCACTAAATATAGCAATTACAACTGCCAAACCCAATAAGACTGGAAGAACCGGCGCCATTACAGCCCCCGCAATACCAAGAATAAGGAGGGTCGCGGCTAATGCTCCAATTCCTTTAACAAGAGTATCGATACTAAGGGATCCGAGCACGGCAATTTCAGCTGCAAATATACCCATGGCAGTGCCTAAAAGGATTAATCCAACAGAAATTCCGATTACGTTAAGACCATTTGTCACGTTACTAAGAACTGCCATAGCCACAGCAATAGCCGCCAAAGTGGTGATAAATGAACCGATTCCCTGGTTTGATTTGTCTGTATCCAAACTTCCAAGAATCGCAATTACACCGGCAATTTCAAGCAGCGCAAGCCCCATCATTTGCATCGATAGCGCTATGCCGATCATGTTTAATCCGCTAACATTGAATTTAGTCAGCGCCACTCCTACTGCGACCAAACTGCCTAATATAATTACAAATCCTTTTAATCCTTGCTCAATCACATCTGGATTTTGAGATCCGATCATTTTGACAGCACCCGCAATAATACGTATTGCAATGGCCATTATGATAAAGCCAGCGGATCCGGCCATCATTTCTTTTCCAGTTTTCTTAGATCCAATGGCAAATTTTCCGAAACTAAATCCAGTAGTTGCTTCTGCATCCCCGGTTAACCATTTTCCAACAGCTGCCAAAGACCACATAATAAGAGCAACTCCAGCCAAGCCCTGGACGAATTCTGTAAATCCAATCCCACCAATTAGTTTTATAGCAAATGCTATTACAACAAGGGATAACGCCATAGATAGGAACATGTCTCCCATTCCATCCAATGCATAACCTTGTCCGCCATTTACGTATTTACTAATAAGCGCCATTGTAGCGAATACGCCGACAAGTTCAAGCATCACGAGGCTCAAAGCACCTATGGATGGGCCCAATCGTTCACTCGGTATCAGCGCGATTATAAACAATGATCCCGCAAGAGCCAGAAAAGCCAAACCAATGCCTTTGAATATTGAAATAATATCTGTGATTTTATTTTTATCGAACAAACCGTTAAATAACCCAAATACTTTCTTAACTTCTTTGGCAACTCCAGATAATTCTCTTAAGAATCCAGCGATACTTAAAACACCTTCACTGATTGCCAAACCTTTAATAAGTTTCATTATGGATTTAAGATTAAGCTTTTTGACACTCTCGCCAATTCCTGTAAATATCCCAATAAGTCCATTTACAAGGCCACCGGCAACATTACCAATAAGCTTTCCAGCTCGTTCCAATACTTCTGCCAATGAAAGAATTCGGAATCCGCCTTCTTCGACTGGATCCATATCAACAAATACTCCGAGTAAAGCCTTACCGAATCCGCTAAGAATATCCCATAGATTTTTAAGAATTCCGACAAGAGGCCCAGAATTATTAGCGAACGAAACAAAGAAACCAACAACAGCATTCTTTATTTCATCTAATGTTACTTTTCCAGAAAATAAATTTGTAAAGAATTCCGATAAGAATTTCCCAACATCTCTTAACGTTTTCATCGTATCGGAAATAAATTTCGAAATCGGGCCTTCGCCTTTAGTAACACTATCTGTCCATTCTTCAAAGTTATTTGTGAGTTCTGTTATCCATCCGGAAAGAGTTTCACAGAGTTGAGTAAACGGTGGCAAAATATAATCGACAATAACTTTAAATACATTGTAAAATTTATTGCCTTCTTCGCTGGCCCCAGTCAACGCAACAATGAACTCGCCAATGGCTCCAAATAGATAGAATAGCGATTTTCCAACCGTAACTATCGGGGCGAACATCGGCATAATAGCTCGAACAAACCCAGTCACAGCACTAACCGCAGTGTGAATAATGGCCGTGACTCCACGGATTATTGATTGAAGTTCTCCAAGATTTCCCTCCGCGACATTTGACTGAGCAAGTCGATCTTCCGTTTCTAGAATTTCGCCCTTAATATCTTTTACAGTTCTTTCAGCTTTATAAGCTTTTTCCTGCAATTCTTCCGTATTTTTAATTTGTTCTCTTAATTTCTCGACAATCTGCTTATCTGTTAATTTCGCTAGAGCCGCATCTTTCCAGTATTTTTCATTATTCTCTCTAAATGTTGCAATATACTCTTGCGTCGATTTCTCATCTTTAATAAGAGATTTTAGTCCTTCTGCTTCTTTTTTATATCCCAATGATCCAACCGATAATAAATCTTTATTAGCGTTTTTGAAAGCATCTAGTTGCTTGTTCAACCCATCTATCTTTTGGCTGTAGTATTGTGATCCTTGCCCTGGGTCAAACGCATTTTTGAAATCATCTGCAAAATTCTTAAGATCTCTAGTTATTTTAAATAATCCTTTGCCAGACGATATTCTATCTAGCTGTTCTTCTAAGGATTTAAGATTATCTTGACCGACATCTTCTGGAATAAGACCGGAAGCCATCAAGTCTTTAACATGCTTAATATCGGAAATTATCTTGTCGCCCTCATCCGAAAGTCCGAGCAACGAACTCATTTTTTGCTCTAAAGTCTGAACCGGATTTATCACACTGTTAATGGCATCAATAACAGAATTAGCAAGGGATCCTAAAGTCCCCCAAATAGAATATATACTTTCAACAAGTGACGATCGTCCGCCTAATTCATACCAAGTTTCAATTCCATTATTTCTAAGTTCGGTAAAATAATCAGAAACTTCAATTAATCCATTCGCAACATTTGTGAAGAATTCCGAAGCTTCGTCCTTATTGCCGAATAAATATTCCCAAGTATGCATCCAACCGGTAGAAACAGCGTCCTTAAGAGCATCAACAACATCGCTCCAGGTTCTTGCTTCCTGAGCAGCAGCAAACGCAGCTTTTGAGAGTTCTGTGACTCCTCCGGTAAATTCGCCGTTTTCCCAGTTGGCTTCTTCGACACCTTCAGAGTATTTCTTCATTACTTTCGTAAATATCTCTGTTGTAAGCCATCCAGACTGAAGAGAATTACGAAAACCCTGATACTTTTTTACAGCTTGTTCAGCCTTTTTACCGCCTTCTTCAATTAATAAATTTTGAATCTTAGCGGTAGACATATTTGCCTGCTCAATGGACATCCAGTCTTGAAGTTTAATCGTACCAGTGCCATATGCCTGCGATAACTGATACATTGCTCTTGATGCAACGCCAGCATTCTGACCTGATTCTGCTGCCCAAAGAGCAATACCCTGTACCGCATTCTTGGCATCGATTAGATCAACGCCAGCTGATGTGAATTTGCCAATAGTATTGGTCATTTCTGTAAAGTTATAACTAGTTTCATCCGTAAACCAGTTCATATCATCAAGAACGTTGTTAACGGCTTCTAGATCATAACCTTTATCTTTTACGGCGGTAAGAATTGTTTGAACGGCTCTGGTCTTTTCGCCATATTTAGCAAAGCCATCGCCCATTCCTTCAATTCCTGTGGCCATCTTACCAAGATTCGTAGCCGTGTCGAGAACTTTATCCGAAACTCGCTTGAAGAAATTCATAGCTAACGTATCAAGAAAGCTAAATTTCATGGCAATCGAATCCATTCCTTGCTGCATTGCGTCAAAAGACCAATTCTTTATGGAATTACTAACATCTTGGAGACCCTGAGAAACTCCGCTAAAGTTTAAAGCCGTTTTGAGAATTGCAAGTTTTTGTATTACCTGGTCTGCACCATTTAAGAACTGGTTATTGTCGAATCGCATTGAAACGACTCTCTCATCAACGCTTACGCCCATAAGCCAGTCATCTCCTTCCATGCTTCATCGGCAATTTCTTCAAATATCTTTTGAATTGGAGGATTAATGTAATCGGTTCCTCTTACATATCCCCCACCACCGGTTCCATGACCATACTGTAAAATAACAGCAATCGGAACTCCTTTATTCTGATTGCTGTTATACCAATTTATTTCATATCCCCGAAATGTATGCCGCACATCATAATACCAAGAATCAGCCGTCTTACCGGTATCAACAGGGGTTGCAGCTTTTAGTTCATCAACACCTTTTTTCCCATATTTTTCAAGAATTTTAATTACTTCGTATTTTCTCATTCTGGTCAAATAGGTGTTAGTTTTTTCAAAGTCACCTTTATGTACTATTGTGATTATTCCACGCGCCATACTCTTCTTCCATTTTGATTATTTTTTACGCATGCTACGTCTCTGACGATTCAATGCAGCGTTTTGGCGATAGATGTCATTCTTTGACATTTTCTTAGGAGGCTGACTTTTCTCAGCACAAACCCTAAGTAATGTTAGCAATCTATTCAGATGCCATTTTTCACATTCAAAGGGGATACCAGCTTGAATCATTTGCCAGTAAATAACCTCAGCGGTTATTATTGAACGATTTGGTTTTGGTTTTTTACTAAACCAAGTAGCAGTCATGGAATCATTAATGTAGTCATTAATAATTTTATACTCTTTTGCACTAAGAGCATAATAAAGTTTTGGATCAACATTTTGTGTAATTGTCATGCACTTAATGTAATCCAATGTTTCTTCGTTAGACTTTTCATCGTCACTAATAAACGGTTTATGGTATTTTGATTCCCACTTTGAAATACTGTATAAAGAATGCTCCAAAGTTATTGTTGTTTCCTTAACTGTTACAAACTCCTGCTGTTCGTAATCCCAAAACTCTGAAGCTGGTATAGTCAACCTTAACGGCATTAATTAGATTTATTGGAAAGAAGTTTTTCGCGCTCCTTTGTTGCAGCCTCCGCAATATCTTTCGGAGCGATTCCATTAAGGAACGCGACTGCTTTTTCCGTATCACTAATCAATTCCATAACAAGCTCAGAATATGCAGGACATTCTTCAAAAGATGCTCTGATCTCATCATTTTTAATGAATCTTCGACCGTCGTCAGATTTAACGCCATATGCTCTGAGAACAAAATCTTTAAAAATCGGAAAGAGTTCCGGAATACTATGAGCATTTGTTACTCTCTGAACAAATCGTTCCATTCCGCCATCTTTAGACATTTCCCATTCAATAAGTTCTGCTTTACTGAGATTGAAATAAAAATCTTCTGTTCTTTCTTCTCCGAACAGATCTGTATATGTAATTGTTTTCTTAATCATTTTGACCTCCAATTAAAATATAAATGGGGCCCAAATTAATGAGCCCCATAAGTTAGTTCGTTTTACTCAGCCATGAGAGTAGCGATTTCATCAGGGAGAGGAAGATGGGCAACTGTGCCTTCTGTGGATCCTTCACCGTCAGTTCCATAAAGAATATCTTCAAGAGCCTTAAGTTTTGCAGCTGTAGCTTTTGTCGAATCGATTTCAATATGTGATGTCGGCTTATGGTCTTTTACAGGAACCGGAACTGTCGAAATTTCCCAGCTCATTGTAATAGCGGACGGGCTATCGTTAACTGTTTCGTACTGACGATCAGACGGCGACGCAGTTGCTCCGTAAACAAGATGGAGTTTATAGCCGTAGTCATTACCCTTTACATCATTACCAATAAGGGTTCGATAAGAAAGACCAAAGGTACGACGGCTCTGCTGACCAATATAAACGCCTTTAGCAATAGATGCACCACCATCACACTGAGACCATTCTTCAGGATACTGGTAAGCTTCAATAGTAGAGCCATATTCTTCATTAGCTCGAAGAGAAAGGTATTTAATATTGTCAGCGAAGAGTTTTGTTTCGTCTGCTCCAGACGGAGATTCTGTGATAGATGTAACGCCATTCCAAGCGACACCATCCGTATACTCATTGTTGTCATTGAGAATATAAAGAACTGTACGGTCTACACCAGTTTCATAAAAATGTTCACTGGTCTCATCCCATTTGAGCTTCATATAATGTTCCTCCTTAAATAGTTAAACTTAGTGAAAAATGATTTAAATTGTCGGCCTGATAAGCTCTATCAAAAGTACAAGTGTTAAATTCTTTAATCAGTTTCATTGGCAATTTAGAATCTGGATTTTTGTCGATAACTATAAGATCATAAGATACATGCTCTAAATATTTTGTGTTATCGGCAGGGGAAAATTCATACCGATGCAATGAATAAATAATGCATGGGTATTTCATTTGAACAGTCGATGGGGGCTGGAAATAAACATGTTTGGAGCCTAGTACTTTACATAGTCTTTCATGGATAGAAATTCGATCAACCATTATATACTTCTCCTAATGACAGTGTCATTTTTGGGAATTCGAATGCGACATCTGTAACTTTCCATTTAGTCCCAAGCCAGCATACGTAACGGACGTTGGTGAGGTGGTCAATAATATATTCGTCAGCAACAATTTCAAGAGTATTTGAAATTGACAAATTATCATTAACCCCGTCACCAGCAGACCATTTACGTGCTTTCTTCACCATATCGCCATAATATCTTTTCTCGACTATACGGTCTTCCCAAACACCTGGCGACGTTTCGACCATAGAAGTTGAGAATCCAATGGCTCCATAATATTTACTCATGCATCAGACCTCAACTTCCATTTTGAACTATTAGCCTTCTCCGCCAGTTGTCGGAAGGGCTTTGCCATTATACTTATGATTGAATTCATTAATGTCATAAGTATCCTCAGTTACAGAGTCGGAATTTCCAAGAACAATGGCAGAGAACGGTTTAACGATTGCACCAGAACAACGAGTTTCAATCAGATACTTCATCTGGTTGTAATCGATATCGAAGTCGTCAAACATATTGACGGCGCCACCCTTATCTGCACCAACGTTGTAGTCTGTAAGGTTGATGACGATACCATAAATACCGCCCATAATATCATTCGGAACCGGGATGAGACTCTTAACCATCATTGCGGTTGCGAGTTCTGTCGGGGACTTGTACAGACGATAACCCTGTGTGTCCTTAAGGAGCAGCATACGGGTGTATACATCCTGACGAATAAACATATCCGGATTTCCAGAACCACGATACTGATCCATAGCAATTACAACGTCATCGACCATGTTCTTCGCAACAGTAGCAACATCGGATCCTGTGACTACTTTCTTGATCGCGAAGAGAGCATCCTCTTTTGCGATCGGACGAATGCGATCTTCTTTGATCTTATCGTCATCTGAAGGGAGACGGCCGTCACCTACGAGAATTGCACGGGCAATTTCCTCATCGAGCATAATACGCATTTCGCCTTTAATCCAAGGGATTGCATCAAAGTCCGTAATGTCAATAATATCATCACGGTCAAACTTCTGTTTCTTATAAACAGTCTGCGGTTCAGTTACGCGCTTAAGCAGGGAGATTACTTCTTCCTTCTTACGGGTTCCTTTAATGTAACCCTTCGCACGAGCTTCTTCTGCAGTAATATCTGCAAATACACTCTTAATACGGCTAAACGGAGTGTGGTGTGTCTTACCAATTACCTTAGCAACCCATTCTGTCTCACGCTTAATAAATTCCGGAGTATTGGTAATGGTTTTTGCATCCGGGAAAAGGTAATCAATATCTTCAATACCATATTCGGCAGCATGCGCCATAAAAGAATCTCTAAGAGAACCATAATTCTTTACATCTCTAAGCGCATCAGCCGTAAGAGCTGTAACATCGGAATGAGAAAGGTAGCTTCCATCATCCTCATAATCATCATAGAAAACATTATGCTTCATTTCGGTATCCTCCTCATCTTCTTCATCATCAGCATTGTTTCTTGCAACTCCGACCATATACTGAACAACAGCTTTCTGCTCATCAGTCATATCGTCATATACATCTTTTACTGTTCTATCTCCCATTTCGGGCTCCTCCTCGTTATCAGCATGGCTAATTTCGGAATCACCGGAATCTTCGTACTCTTCGATTTCGTTATTTTCATCGTAATCTTCATACGAATCATAATCATCTTCCGAATCGTCATACCCAAATTCGGCATGGTATACTTCTTCTGAATCATCCATGTCGAACATAATTAAAGCTTCGTCGGAAAGTTCATCGTACTCGCCGTCACTATGCTGAATAGCAACATTATCAATAAAGGCGCCTTTATTAGCGCCAGCAAGAACGAGACTAACTTCTCTAATTGCTCCGTGCAATACATTCTTTCCCTGCTGCTTAAGCTGATTTGCATAAATAGAAAGAGCAGTAACGTCTCCATTTTTTACAAGCTCTTTTGCATTACGTCCTGCATCTGTATTGTTAAATGAGCAATATGCGTAAACGCCGCTATCTCGATTTTCAAGCAGCGCATGTCCTAATACATTTTCTGGACTGTTGTGAAGGTGGTTCCATACCAGAGGTACAGTCTGGCCATCATTTTCGATAAACGCATTTTTACGAATTGTTCTGCCATCGCTGCAGCGAATATCGTTTCGTGTAGCCCAACCACCAAAATCATAAGATTCATTCATTTAGTCGGACCTTCTTTCTAAACATACAATCATTCGTCGACTTCATATTGAGGGTCGTAACTTTCATTTTGAATATTTTCAGCTTGTGCAATCTGTTCCGAATTCTGATTAATATTCTTATTTCTAAGTTCATCAGCATTCGGATCGTCTGAGGGTTTCATTCCAATAATTCCTCTAACTTCATTGGACGTTAAAATCTCATTTCTTGTAAACTTATCGGCGATGTCCGCAATATTGTTAATTGGAATCAACTTAAAAGGATCCCTAAAGAACATTATTGACTGTCTTTGGGATCTAGCCGTTTTCGTTAAGAATTTACATTTCATTTCGTCAACAATAGCCGAAAGAATTGGCTCGACGGTTCGATTGTAATAGTTGAGCAATTCCTGCTCATTTGCAGTTCCTTTAAGAATATCCTCGGAAATTCCAAGCTGACCATACAATTCGGTTTTAAGATCATTGATCTGGGACTGTAAACTATTATCAAGCGGCCGATTCAACTGTGTAATCTTTTCGGTGCTGTCGGTATAAGCAATTCCATATTTCGATCCAGCTAGCTGCATCTCAATATCTTTCTTTCTATGCTCTGCTTGATTTCGTTTTGTCTCCGTTCGAATTGTATAAGGAAGCTGAATAATCAAATCAAGCTTTCCGCTACTATTGTTAGCGTTAAGTTGATCCAAATAGTTCATGCTTCGAATAAGTCGCTTTAAAGTCGAGTTTGGTTCATTCATAACGGCATAAAGAGGGTTCTCAATAATTGCCACCATTCTTTTAGGAAACCACTTTTCTTCTTTACGACCAGTAATATCGTTGTATAAACGAACCCGAACGTTGTCTGGAGCCCACGCAGTAATCTTTCCAGTACGCATCTCTCCTATTTTATATGATGTGTGTTTTACAGGATTAAGATCAGTTTTTGTAGGGACTATGGCAACGACGCCTTCATCTAGCATCGACATTACAATATCTTGCAAAAATGCCCTAGACGTTTGATCTTTATTAGCTCTAAGCGTAAGGCATTCATTAAGATCTGTGTTCATCTCTTCTACAAATCTTCCATTAATATCCGTTCTAACATGCTTTATGTTAATCGCAGAAACGTCAATGGAAATTCGTGTCGAGATTGAAGCAATGATGGACTGTTCATTGGATGGCATCAATCTAGGTCGATCGGGCCGATAAGATGACACCAATCCATAGTCCATCTTATAAGATGGTGTCGGATCTTTATTCATAAAGGCAGACCAGGCATGCTGGAGCCTTTCACCAAAAGATGGCATTAAAGACCTCCTTTAATCTCTTCTAAGATAACGCTCATAGTCATCTTCATCTTTAAAACCGTGCTGTCTAAGCTCGGTTAAATAATTGTCATGTTCTGCTTTCTCAGCTTCTCTTCTGATTCTATTGGCTTCCATTCTGTCGGCTTTTTCTTTAGCTTTTCTTTCAGCTTCAGCTCGTGCTGCCGCTTCGCCCTCTTTTCGAATTCTATCTGTTTCTTTTTTAACAACAGCATCTCTATTTTCAAAAATCTTGTCAATCCGATCGCTAATCTCCTTAAGCTCATCTTTATTAGAACCGGATTTTCTGTAGCCGTTCACCATTCTATTCTTATAATCTTTACGATATTCCGCCTCATTTTTATAATTCTTTTTTTTCCAATCATCGAATTCCTTATTAACACGCTTTGTATCGGTGATGGCTTTGTCAACCTTAGCAGAAGCTTTATTGACTCTATCCCTAACCATATTTTGATATGCAGTAATTGGATCTGTGGAACGATGCTGATTGACAGGCGTACCACTTGATCTATTTGCTTTTGAGCCACGATCGAAAGCATCCGAGAAGTTTTTCTGAAGAGAATCCGGAGTAGTTCCTCTTGGAATGTCAAACGCGTCAGAGAAATTCTTCTGAAGAGAATCAGAAGTTACTCGATCTGGAGTGCGTTTAGGTGAGTCAAATGCACTCGAAAAGTTCTTCTGAAGAGAATCAGGGGTTACTCTATCCGACTTACCATCATTCATCATCTTATGAATGACAGCGGCACCGGCAGCCGTAACGGCAAGCCCAGCAAGAGCTTTAACAGCAAGATTTTTGTCAATTTTGATTTTCGAATTGTTTTTAGGCTTTTGATTATTTTTCATCGCTATAGCATCTGCTTTTGCCTTATTTCTGTCGGCAACTTTCTGTACAGCATCAGCCTCTTTATAATAGCCCTTCTTTCTTAAACTTTCTGCATCTTTGCTTGAAGCTTTATACGCTGAGAGCAAACGCTTCTTATTAATCTGGCGAACCATGTCACCAACTCCATATCTTCGACGACCATCAGGAGTAAGACTTCCATCTTTATTCTGAAAACGTCTAAGCCCCCACTTCTGACCTAAAATTCCGAAGTGATAAAGTTCATCATCGTCGATTTCGAACCCATCATCGTTGTAATATCTACTCATTCAAATATCTCCTTGTTTAATTTGTAAGCAACGTAGGCGTCCATAAGAGCCGCAACATTATCGATCTTTTGGTCGCTACGTTTTTTGTATAATTTTCTATTTCCGTTTGTATCTTCCAAAGAAATACAATTTCCCATCGCAAACGACATTAATTGCTCATCAAAAAACAGCATCCTTTCACTGGCAAGCTTCTTAAGTTCGCCAAGTGGTACGGATTCTGTTTTTGCACCTTGTATTACTTTTTCAATTCCAAATGGTCCGTTTTCGGTTTGCCACCTCTCAACAAATTCTCTGGCATTATATGGATCGAAGCCAAAACTAAGGACATCGTATTCGCGTTCGTCGATATGCTTTTCAACATCTTCATAAACTTGCATCATATCAAGGACAGCTCCATCGAATACAATTAACGATCCCTCATTCATAAATTCGCCATACTTCATCCTCATAGCGGATGGTAATCGATTTAATGTGAGACTAGTAATATAGCTTCTTGTTTTAATTCCGAAACAACCATTTCGTAATGGAAACAAAAACGTAAATGCGCAAAAGTCGTCTCCTTGTGAAAGATCTGCCCCCATCGAACATGGCATTCCCCAATAATCTCGTTTTTTATGGGGCATTGTTTCTTCATATGTGAAAAAGTATGTGTATCCTTCCATCGGGATTCCAAACCGTTTAGCCAGGATATCATTTCGATTCGACGGGGATTTTTCGGCTTTCTCTACGTCTAATTGATAAGTTTCATACGATACTGTCTTACCGAGATTCGGATTTGCCTTTATCCATAAATTCGGGTCTGCAACTTCTTTTATGTCGTCCAACCGGTAATACCAAATTGAAACATGCGGATTCTTATATTCGCCTCTAAGAATCGACATCAATTCCATTTTGATGGAATCGCCAACTCCATTACGAACAGTTCCTTCAGAGCTTGTTGCGACGATAAGCCAATCGTCTACTTTTGATGCACCTTGCTCTATTGCGCCTACTACATCTTCCCTAACATCGCCAGAAAGCCATTCGTCAATTGTCGCAACTTTACATCCTAGCCCTTGGAGTTTGTCGATATTCATTGGACGCACTTCCAAAACGGATCCAGTTAATGAGTTTTCAATTCCAGCTTTTGTTGACAATAATTTTGGTCTATAAATTGCTGATGTACTTTGCAGAGATCCCTCTGTTAGAAATTTAAAAAGAGGACCTCTAGCTCTTTTTATAGAAGTCCTGATCGGAGCCATTAATTGGTCGGCTTGTTTCATAGTTGGGGCAGTTGTAATCTGCTGAGTTGTTGTAGTATCTACATTCAAAAAATAGTTTTGAATGTATGATCCATACATCGTCTTTGCAGCTCCTCTTGGTATGATTAAATATTGTTTATTAATTAATCTTTTTTTTGTACGTTTTACAACATAGTGTCCTCTAGAACCATTTTCACCAGGTTCAAAAACACTTTGTTCAACGTAATAGAACCACCCGAATAATTGCTCCGCCCATAATTTGAATGTATCTAACAATTTCACTGGGGCGCCATCGGCTAGGGTTAATTCTCTTTCACAATAATCGATAAATCCTTCAACGGCTTCATTATCGTAATAGACGCCTGGGTTACGAATTAAATCATCAATTCTGTGCATTTCCAATGAAATGGTTTCACATACTGGGATTTCACCTCTTCGAACAGCGTCACGAAATTGTCCATAATAAATTGGAGTTGCTGTATTAGAAAGCATTTCCGAAATATCGTTTCATCGAATCATCATTTTTATCGCCATAGGTGGTCATAAGGTCTTTAAAATCTCTAGCCATCTCTGGTGCCGATTCGATGAAATTCTTTCCATTATCGACAATGTACTTAGCGGTCGCCGCTACTGTTAAGCCCATTACAGCCATGCCCAATTTCGAAATAAACTGTTCGCCAATACTACGTTCATTTCTAGCAAGTCTCTGAAGTTGCTGTTCGGTTTGGATTCGATTAACCCTGTCCCTTAATTCTTTGTCACTTAACTGATCTCTATTCTTATAGACTTCTCTAGCTCTTGTCGATTTAACAAGATCATCATGGGTGGGCTTTTTTTTAGATGGGCCCAAACCAGGAGATAAAGAAACGCCATACTTAGCATAGCGTTTCTTACCTTCTTCTGTTAGGGTCCCATCTGAATTTTCAAAGCGTCTAACCCCCCACTTCTGGCCTAAAATTCCGAAGTGGTAAAGTTCATCATTAAAATATCTAGCCATACAGTCACCTTATAGAATTAATAGTTTTTCTATTACGCCTGAGAAGATCCCGAGTGTAACTATCAAGTTGATCATTAATTGCGAATTTTCTGAGATCGAAATTAAAATTATCACTCTTTTTCGAAATCATTCGGTTAGATCCACGATTGGAATTTGTTGGCTTTGTAGTGCTTCTAATTTGCGGTTTTGGTGTATTCTGCATGTTCGGACCAAGCTGCAGATTAGATCTCGAAGAACCATTTGGCGAGTAGTTTCGATTTTTAGAGTTTTGATTAGGTGTCATCGAAGATCCATTAAACGCATTAGAAAAGTTCTTCTGAAGAGAATCTTTTGTAACTCTGTTAGGTTTTCTTAATGAATTAACACGGTCTGAAATATCTTCTTTTACAGCCTTTAAATTCGGTCCTTTACGTTCCGTATTAAATGCGTTAGAAAAGTTCTTCTGAAGAGAATCTTTTGTAACTCCGTTAGACTTTCTCAAAGAATTAACACGATCCGAAATGTCTTCTTTTACAGCCTTTAAATTTGGTCCTTTACGTTCCGTATTAAATGCGTTAGAAAAGTTCTTCTGAAGAGAATCTTTTGTAACTCTGTTAGGTTTTCTTAATGAATTAACACGGTCTGAAATATCTTCTTTTACAGCCTTTAAATTTGGTCCTTTACGTTCCGTATTAAATGCGTTAGAAAAGTTCTTCTGAAGAGAATCACTTGTAGCCTGTCTATCATCAATAATTCCATGTTTTCTAATATCATTAACGCCAGCCTTAAAATCCTGCATCGCGGCTCCAAGCTTATGCTCTCTACGAAGTCTTGCAATCTCTTCAGGATTTCTACGCATATAATTAATCAAATTTGCACCGTCTACGGAGTTACGCTGTAATGCATCTTCCTGGGCCTTTTTAAGATTTAAATCTCCCTGATCCGTATATCGATATCCATTACCGACGTGGGTCTTACGAGATTTGTCCCATTCTGAGTAAGCCTTACGATATTCGTTCATGCTTTCATCATTCTTATTCTGGTATTCTTTAAGCTTTTCCTTATTCCAACCTTCTGAAAGTCTATCGTTTGCTTTACGTCCTCTCTTATATACTGCATAACCAGCGGCTCCTGCTGCAGCAAGACCAGCAGCTGCAAGTGCAACTTTGGCGCCTGTGCTCATCCCTTTACGTTTAGACTGTGCGGACGATGATCTAGCGCCGGTTCTGTATGAACTTCTACTTGCGCCAAAATGCCTAGGACCACTAAGATGCCCATGGCCATAACGGCGCATCATTCCTTCTTCGGTATAACTCCCGTCTTCGTTCTGAAATCTACGTTGACCCCAATGCATTCCTTTTATACCAGAATGTTCGAAGGAATCATCCCAATATCTATTTAAAATTTCATAGTCATCTGGTTCTTCATAACTAAACATTAAATCATCAAAGTCATCGTATGAATGGACCAAATAGTCTGTATAATATCTACTCATAGTTACTCTCCTGGATCAACAGCAATATGGATTCGAAATAGTAACCTATTGCATATCTCTTGATTTGCTTGCTCCATCGCAGAACTCTGTGATGGGTCAAACATTGACTTTACGCTTTTCGCGACATATGTCCGGCACAGCTTTTCAACAAACGGATCAGATACAAAATCATTCCATGTCTCATTAGCTCCAGAAATAAAAAATGGAGTCTCATTGACTCCAACCTGATGCAATTCACCGAGAGAGGCATTTATATGATCAATTAATATCTCATCGAAATGGTTCTCGGATGGCTCTAGCCCCAATTGCATTTTAGTACTAGAAAGAATGCTATCACTCATCTATGTTCCTCATTTCCAAGGGCATTGATCATTCAGTGCCCTACTTACCAAATTGTAATTAACTAATTCTGTTCCATAATGTATTGCTCTGTGCGTATTATGTGAACAACAGATTAAATATTCAGGATCCATTAAGAATTTTGTTTTTTCATAAAAATCATCTGGACATATTGGGTTGATATGGTGGATGACTATATTATTTTTATCCAAATAATACCCATCAACCCCCAAGTCGCATCCTAAATCTCTACTAATAATATAATTTCTAAGATCCTTCCATTCTGTTGACTTGTAGAATTTTTGATTCAAATACCTATCGAATCCGAATGTGCTTTCCGCCACAACTCCATCTAACTTTAAATATTCGAATCGTTCATTAAAAGTTTTTAGCTTTGCCAATTGCGAGTATAGTCTTACCGGTTGGCTAGTCTTCATTTTGATTCCTACCTTGATAATGTCTCATTGCGTCTATTGCCTCGCTATATAATTCTTCAATTCTCTTGGCGGACTTCAATGACTCAGTTTTGGCCTTCGCTAATTCCATTTGCTGCTCTAACATCTGTTTCTCCATACGAGCTTTTGTCGAACCAAATTTTAATATTGCAGTGGTCTCAGATGATGATGCGGTTCCATCTCTAAGCCTTTGCTCAACTAGATCGTATGCAAGTGCGATCAATTGGTTCTCCCTATTCTCAGGAGTTATAGCAGGAGGAGATTTTGCCTTCTGCCCTAATTCGTTTTTAATCCGTTTCCCCACAACATACCTCCTACCTATTAGTATTAAGACTTCATAAAGGAGCAAATGTATTTGATGCGAACCTGGGACCGGAATAACGAAAAGGAGACTGAGATACATTTGCTCCTTTAAAAAGTCTTAAAAGGGAAGAAAGCCATAAACCTTCTTCCCTAAAATACTTACTTCTTTTCGAGCCTATCCATTCGATCCATTAACTGCTGCATCATACTAGCCATATCTGGCTGGAGCTGATTTGTCCCGCTTACCATATGCGGGTAACTTCCAGACATCATACCGTCATTACTAGTATAACGACCAGTCATAGGACTTCTTCCTCTGCGCTCGGAAATTCCATTGTCATAAGAATAGCCATCATAGGATCGAATGTCGTAATATAGAGTCGTTAGCATCCATTAAAAGAATTGGCTGAACTGCTGGATAGTTAGCAGCTTCATTAATTCCTCGAACAAAAATCATGGATCCCTGCTGAGGCTGCTGATAGTTAGGGGTCCACGTCTGAATTGGCGTATTCATGACGCCATTTCTATCTGGGCTATATAATGCCATTGTCTAGTTCTCCTTCTTCCAAAAATAAATTGGGACTTGATCTCCAGAGTCCCAAGTATCATAATAATTTCCATCTATAATTGCGACGACATGTGTTCCAGTCCCAAGCATGTACTTTCCAATTGGATTATCATAGCAGAATTGTCTTATAGTGTAGCAATCCGGGCAATTATTGGGTAGATTCTTTTTAACAAATCCTTTTGCCTTAAGATATGAGCCCCATAGATTATTAACTGATGGCATATCCTTCAAAAAATATCCCCAATTAAAAATTTCTATGTAAGTTTCGTCCCAAGTCATGCCAGTTAAAAGAGAAATTGCCCTAATTACACAGTCGGAGGTCCTACGTCTGAATGGGTTTGCATTGTATTCGATATACATGTTTATCACTTTCAGCTACTTTTTCTAAACTTTTTACCAGAATACAAAGAGAATGGGTGAGCATCGTTTACGTGGATAGGAGGTCATAATATCTTTGTACTCTGGTAAAAGATTTAGAACACTTTTTCAAATATCTTTTGCGGAGAAAACTTAGAGA